CAAAGCGTTGCTCTGGTGGCAGGGTGTGTGCGTGGACTTGGAACGAATCAGAGGAAAGTCAGATACTTTGCTTTTGAGGGACAGAATGACGAGGCTACGAAATGAGGAGAGCAGCAAGAGTTGATGCAAATCAAGAGCAGATTGTTTCAGCCCTACGAGGTGCTGGCGCATACGTCTGGATTATTGGTTTACCTGTGGATTTGCTTGTGGGATTTAAAAACCATACTTTCCTTGTAGAGATTAAAACGGACTCTAAAAAGCGTTTAACGAAGCTACAAGCCGACTTTTTCGAGAATTGGTCTGGTAGTACCTTGGCAAGAATAGATTGCCCAGAAGCGGCTCTACGAATGATTGGAGTAGTCAAGTGAAAGCACCTTACAAAGCCATTGAATACATCATTGAAAATTCATGCAAATATGCGGAAGCTAAAGCGCAAAGAATCTACCTTGAGGAGTTTCGCAAAACCAAGAAGGCTCTACTGATGAAGGATGCGTTAGCTAGAGGGATAGATTCTGCGGTTGCCCAAGAGCGTGAAGCCTACGCCCACATTGAGTATGCTGATTTGCTCAAGGGGTTAATGATTGCCATTGAGAAGGAAGAAACTTTAAAGTGGATGCTGACTGCTGCCCAGATGAAGGCAGATATATGGCGGTCTGAGCAAGCAAGTGAGCGTCTTGGCGTAAAAACCACAGAGTAGGTATAAACACCTAGTAGATATTGTGTTTAGTTTGCTATACTTACGTCAGCCCAAGCAATTCGCAAGGGTACTTTTAAGGACTACAAAATGAAATACGAATTTGACACAACAACTGGTGAAGGCTCTGTAATCGTTACTGTCGTTATGGAATACGAGCGTGACGAAGAAGGCACTTACAACGAGAACATTGATGAGGTCTGGTTTGAAGGACGCAATGTCATGGGAATCTTTACTGATGCTCAGTTCAAAGAATTAGAGATAGAAGGCACAATGAGATTGTCTAGCCACTTACTTGCAGAAGCTGACCATGCCAAGATTATTGCTTACGAACATGAGTAAGTTGTGGGAGTTAATTCTTGTAGGGCTGACTGCTATCTGGGCAGCAGTCCTTGTTTTACTAAGGTTTTGGTATGACTGAACTAAGTTTATTTGAAAAAGCAATGGGCTGGCGCAAACGTCAAATGGTTACAAGCCAAGTGGATAGAAACGAAATAATCGAAAAGATACGGAATGATACTCTTGAGGAAATAGCTCAAGAATTTGACAAGATGAAATCATTTGGTGATACATCTCAGAGTTTTGCTACTTTTGTGCGGAATAAGAAAGTCTGTCCTCCGTGTCATGGAAACTGTAACGAAGGCAGAAACTGCCCTGCACGATGAACAACAGACCAAACAATAGGGAACGGCTACACTTGGCAAAGATTAAAGAAATGCCTTGTGGGGTCTGCAATGCTTCTGGCCCTAGTGATGCACACCATATTGTTCAACATAATCAATACTTATGTATTCCTTTGTGCAAAGACTGCCATCAGGGTAGCTTTAACGGCATACATGGACAGGCTAGGATATGGAAGGTAGAGAAGTTAGACGAGATGGACGTTTTAAATCTAACCCTTGCAAAACTTTTTAATTAGCGCACAATGGACGCACTCAGTTGCCATTGAGACTTAGAGGGACTTGTTCCCTCTTTTTTTTTATGAGATAATAAATAAACTCCATAGGGATAACCATGTCTGGTTTACTTGAGCCATCCGTAAAAATTGAGATTGAGATACAAAGCCAAGAGAAAAAAGGCGAAGCGTGTCCAGTTGCCACAGGTGACGTAGAAGTCAATCTTGAGTGTCGTCAGAAAGCCATCGACAAGGCGAACTATGGCCCAATGAATCCCAATGAGCCAAACATGGAATACTGGCGTGACATTTCTAAGGCTTGGAGAATCTCACCTGCACAGGCTAAAAAGTCTCGTTGCGGTAACTGCGCTGCCTTTATCCAAACCCCTAAGATGATTGCTTGCATTGAATCAGGCTTAGAGATGAACGGCACAGAGATGGATGCTTGGGAAGTCATTGATGCTGGCGACTTAGGTTACTGCGAAGTTTTTGATTTTAAGTGTGCTTCCAAGAGGACTTGTGAGGCATGGATTAGTGGTGGGCCAATAACCGAGGAGAAAGACAATGGGAACAACGAATCAACAGGCTCTGGAGATGATGCAGAAACTTATGCAGAAGAAGACTAAGCCCATGCCCGAGCGTGGTGAGCGTACTGCAAAAAACAAAGCAAAGAAGCCAAAAAAATGAAAATGACAAAAGCTGGTCAAAAAAAGGTTGGCAAAGTAATGGGTGAGTACAAAGAAGGTACTCTGCACTCTGGCAAAGGTGGGAAAGTAGTTTCCAACCCTAAACAGGCGGTTGCCATAGCCCTTAGTTCTGCTAAAAAAGTAATGAAGAAAAAAGGTAAGTGATATACTAAATCTACTCGTTGTGAGTAGATACTAACTTGACCAACCCTAGAGGAGTCAAACAAAATGATTGAAAAACAATCAAACATTTCATATCGTGGTGGCGCACGAGAAGGCGCAGGAAGACCAAAAGGAAGTCTTGACAAGGGCAATGCTGTTCTTAGAGAGATGATACTGAAGGCACTAGAGGGCGCAGGTGGCGTTGCTTATCTCGTAGAGAAGGCAGAAAGCCATCCACAGGCTTTCATGGGGCTAATCGGTAGGGTCTTACCACTCCAAGTAACTGGAGAAGAAGGTAAAGACATTCAGATAAGCGTCCAATGGCAGAAGTAATTGAGATAGCCTACAAACCCAGAGAACAACAACTTGCTATCCATGACTTGATGGACAGTAAGCGTTTTGGCGTTGTTGTTGCTCATAGGCGAATGGGTAAGACAGTCTCTGCGATTAACCACTTAATCAAGGATGCTTTGCTCAACCAAAAGGAAGCCCCTAGATACGCCTACATAGCCCCTACATACGGACAAGCTAAGAGGGTGGCATGGGACTACCTTGTGAAGTATGCAGAGCCTCTGGGTGGCACTAGCAATATCTCAGAACTTAGGGTGGACTTCTGGGGTAGGCGCATCCAGTTGTTTGGCTCAGACAACCCAGAGACGCTTCGAGGTCAATACTTTGATGGAGTAATCCTAGACGAGATTGGTGACCAGAATCCTAAGATATGGACAGACATTGTTAGACCTGCACTAGCTGACAGGAAGGGATGGTGTCTTTTTATTGGTACGCCAAAAGGACACAACCACTTCAAAGAGTTGCGAGACAGGGCTAAAACAGAGGATGGATGGGGCTTGCTAGAGTTCAAAGCCTCAGAGACAGGGGTGGTGGATGACACAGAACTAAAGGCTGCTAAGAATGAGATGGGGGAAGATAAGTACCGCCAAGAGTTTGAATGTAGCTTTGACGCTGCCGTAGAGGGTTCTTACTTTGGACAAATCCTAAACGAGTTAGAAGAAAAGAAGCATATGCAGGAGATACCCAGAGAGGAACTGAGCCGTACGTTTACTGCTTGGGACTTGGGAATGGGTGACTCTACGTCTATCTGGGTTGCTCAGTTGGTGGGTACTGAGGTGCGTTTGCTTGACTATTACGAGAATCACGGAGTAGGACTAGACCACTACGTTAAGTGGATTAAGGACAACGACTATCTCAAAGCAGAGCATATCTTGCCCCATGACGTTAGGGTCAGGGAACTTGGCACAGGTAAGAGCCGAATGGAGATGCTTGAGGAATCAGGACTAGAGGTCAAGATTGCTCCCAGAATGGGACTAGATGATGGCATCCAAGCGGTAAGAAGGTTGCTGCCAAGGTGTTGGTTCAACGTGCCAAAGGTGCAGATAGGACTGAACTGTCTGAGAAACTACCGCAGAGACTACGATGAGAAGCGTAAGATATTCTATGAAAGACCATTGCATGATTGGTCAAGTCATGGCTCTGACTCTTTCCGCTACTTAGCCCTTGGATTGGATGAAGGACATTCAACGTGGTCTAAACCGATTAACTCAGCACCGAAATGGATTGTGTAATGTATATTGAGAAACAAGGGGTGAATCTAGCCCCTAAAGTAAAAGAACTTGAAATGCGTCTTGAAATGTTGGAAAATGTGGTAAAAGCATTACAATTGGATAAACCCCGAATGGGTCGCCCTCCAAAGGACAAGCATGGAACAGAACGAACTGAAGTCAATACTACAGGCAGAGATTGATGACGCTATTGGCTTCATTGAAAGCGAAACTGTTGAACAGCGCAAACAGGCTTTGGAGGCTTATCTACGACAGCCCTATGGTAATGAAGTTGAGGGTAAGTCTCAAATCGTTACTGGAGAAGTGGCAGAAGCGATAGATGGTGCGCTGCCTAGCCTAGTCCGTATCTTCACAGGCTCAGACAATATCGTAGTCTTTGAGCCACAAGGCCCAAGAGATGAAGCCTCTGCCAAGCAAGCTACAGACTACTGCAACTGGGTTTTTACTCGTGATAACGAAGGCGTAGCCATTCTGCATGATTGGTTTAAAGATGCACTCTTACAGAAGAACGGCATCTTAAAAGCATATTGGGAAGATAAAGAAGACATTACCAAAGAGCGTTACTTTGACTTGTCTAACGATGAGTTAGCAATGCTGATGAGTGATGAGACTATGGAGATTGTCGAGCAAGATACGACAGAGTTCCCAATATTTGACCCGATGGGTATGCCAGTTGTTGACCCTATGGGTATGCCTGTGATGGGTGCAACTACAAATGTTGTGGTGCAACAAAAGAAAAAGTCAGGCAAGGTAACGATTGAGAACGTACCCCCAGAGGAGTTCTTGATTAGCAAGAAGGCTAGAACTATTGCTGATTCGCCTTTTGTAGCCCACAGGCAGATGTTAACTCGTAGCACTTTGATGGCTATGGGTTTTAACAAGAAGCAGGTAGAAGGCTTGCAGATGGGTGATGCTTTAGCGTACACACCAGAGCGTGTGGCTCGTTACGCAGCAGGTGAGCAACCTTACCAAACTCAGACAGATGACCCTGCAATGCAAGAGATTGAAGTCTTTGAGTGTTATGTCAAAACTGATATAGATGGCAAAGGCATTGCTACACTGGTTCAAGTGTTCTACGCTTCTAATGAAATCTTAGAGGATGCCAAGGGTAAGGAAATGGTTGAGGAAGTTGACTATGTTCCTTTCCACTCAATCTGTCCTATTCCAATTCCGCACAAGTTCTTTGGTAACTCGTTGGCTGACAGAACAGTTGACCTACAGTTAATCAAGACTACTATCACTCGTCAGATGTTGGATAACTTATATCTGACAAACAATGCTCGTGTTATTGCTGTGGAAGGTCAAGTAAACCTTGATGACTTGCTTACATCTACAGCAGGTGGTGTTATTCGTGCCAAGTCGCCTAATGCTGTCCAACAGTTAGTTGTTCAGAACGTGGCTTCTCAGGCTTTCCCAATGCTTCAGTATCTGGACACAATTCAGTCTAAGCGTACAGGCGTGTCTGATGCCTCACAAGGGTTAGACCCCTCTGTCTTACAGAATGTTACGGCAGCAGCGGTAGCTTCTATGCAACAAGCTGGCGCAGGTAAGATTGAGTTAATGGCTCGTATCTTTGCTGAGACAGGCGTAAAGTCTTTGTTCAAAGGCATACTACACCTACTCTGTAAGTATCAGGACAAGGCTCGTCTGGTGCGTATGAGAGGAGAATTCGTAGAGTTTGACCCTCGTACATGGGCTAACCAATACGATGTGTCTATTAACGTAGGTTTAGGTGCAGGTAACAGACAAGAGCAAATGGCTATGTTGTCTATGGTTCTTGCTAAACAAGAGCAGTTGATTGCTCAGTACGGCCCTGCTAACCCTTACGTTTCACCTGCTCAGTATCGTGGCACATTGGGACGCATGGTAGAGATTGCAGGGTTTAAGGATAGTGCTGAGTTTTACAAGGCTATTACGCCAGAGCAAGACCAGATGCTTTCTAATCCTCCTCCACAAGAGCAGCAGATGCCGCCAGAGATACAGGCATTGATGGCTAAAACTCAAGCTGAGATACAAGCTAACCAAGCAAAAGCACAAGCTGACTTGCAGATGCAACAACAGCAGATGCAGATTGATATGCAGATGGCACAACAAAAGGCTGGTCTTGAGATGCAATTGATGCGTGAGAAGGAAATGGCTAAGTTGCAA